TGGGCAATGTCGTTAGCAAACCGATGGTCAATGACCAACGCATCGCCCCAACGAATATGAAAATCATCAGTGCCTTCACAAGCCTGATCCAAATTATCTTTGGCATCGGCATTCAACGGCTGGCACAAGAATATAGAACCGTGGTTCTCGAAACGATAATCAACTTGCTGCATTACTTCGCCCCCTTTGCTTTGCGGATCATCTCGACCACCTCTTCATAAGAATGCTTCACGGCATATCCATTGACCGATGCATAATGCTCAATGTAACTCTCGACAGCATTGACCTGCCTTCTGATCCTGCCAGACATCACCGAAAACTTTGAGTCGCAAAGATAGTAAGAACCACCATCACGAAGCTTAAACTCCAATTCAATCATCTTATCCATTCTTCTTACCTCCATAAGCAATTCGCTTGGACATAGCCGCCTTCAACCACGCCCGATTGTTTATAGCCAGATGCAAGACCCGCGCGCCTAGTGTCGGCTTGCGTAGTCCTACGGTGATATGGGCTGTTCGCGGATTAGACTTCATAGGACACAATCCATTCATCCTCAAAACAATCAACCCAGCCCTGTAGATATTCTGGGAGCATGATCAGGCCACCATTCTGGTTGAACGGCGTCTCAACACGGTCGCCCTCACCATAGATATCATAAGAAAAGCGGTAGGTTTCGAGGTGATCTCTGGCCTCATCATTCTGCGGCATAAGCAGAAATACATCCGCGTGGCGAATAACTTTATAATCTATTTGATTAGTCTTTGTTTCCATGTCGTTGCCCCTTGAACCTCGAACCTTGCACCTATATAGTTAGGTGACTGTATAAGAGAACCGTATCAGATAAATCCCATATAGTCAAAGCACAAAATGCAGGGGCATATAATGTTTTCTACGGGTTGTTAAAAATAAAAATATTTTTTTTAAAAATGGTGTCTTATGTGTCTTATGTGTCTTGTTTGGCTTCCACAAACAGTTACAGGCGAGACACTTACAAGACAGTAAGACACTTTCAACCTCTGTTGATGGTCGCGAGATTGGATTTTTGATTTTAAAAAAATAGAAAGGCAGAAAAAACACTATGGACACTGACGATAGTTTGCCCAAGAACAAGGGCGGCAGACCCGCTGGACTGACCCAAAGGCAGCGAGAGTTTGCAAAGTTTTATGTTGATGGTCGATGGTCTAATGCTGAATGCGCTCGAAAGGCTGGCTATGCTGACGGCAGCGCAGCCCAACACGCAGCCAAGCTGCTCGATGGCAGATCATTCCCTGACGTACCCGAACTGATAAAAGAACTACGCGAGGCACGAGAGCGCAAATATGGCGTGACCTTGATGAATCAGTTGAAGCGGTTCGATGAGTTGTCTCGATCGGCGGAAGAGGCTGGTCAGTTTTCTGCTGCCATCAACGCTGAGAAGATACGTTCGAGCCTTGGCGGGTTGACCATCGATCGGCGGGAGTCAACGCACGTTCACCAGCTAGATAATATGTCGCGTGAAGATATCGTGGCGCGACTGTCTGCCATCCGCAAAGAATATCCGAACGCTTTCCCAGATCCAGAAATGAAAAGGGTTGAAGATGCCAAAGACAGAGCAGTCACTGTGGACATCGTTGAAGCAGAATTTACCGAAAAAGAGCCACTTCCAGCGGGTGGAAAATCGGACAGGGGAGGGGATGCCTGACGTTTATCTGTGCATAGATGGTGTGCCGATTTGGTGTGAGTTAAAAATAATTAAAAATCGAAAGGTTTCCATCTCAAAGTCACAGATTGCATGGCATCTCTCGCATACTAGGTGTAATGGCGTAAGTTTTTTCCTGTTACACTGCCCCTCTGAGGGCGATGTATTATTATTTGACGGCGGTTTTGCGGTCGAGTTGCAAGGATCGAGGATCGATGACCTGCGTTCTGCGGCTCGATGGTGTGGTGATATACGATCTGCGCCCTTGGCGCTGCGCGCCTGCGCCCTAGAGTCGTGGTTCGGGGGTCGATGACCTGCGGCCTGCGCCCTCGATCCTGCGGCCTGCGGCCTGCGCCCTCGATCATATGATATAGGTATAAAGAAAATACCCTGCCATCCTATCGGATGGCAGGGTATCAGGGGAAACCCTAGTGAAGAACGATAGCAATTGATTTAGCTTTGATCGAAGCACCCGCGCAAAGCTTGCATGTGTCGCACGTTGCCCGCCGACCTGCTTCCTTGCTGGCAGGGCATAGCACCTCTGACCCTTTCACGACCTCTTCAACGTCATTTATGACGCGGAATGTGCGCTTGCTGTCTTTCCAAGCTTGGACGGCCTGCGTTAATGTGTCCGCGCTGATCATATAACGGCCTGCGTCAACGTCAACGCCTGCAAGGTCGTCTTGATGGCTATAGGCTGTATGGCCGTCGGCCTCGCTCAATAGGCTGTCCCAAATATAATTTGGAACCGCTGCGCCGTCGCCGTATGTACCAACCCGAACCATGCGACCCGCGCCAAGCTTTGCTATAGCTTCATGACCCTGCGCCGTTGGATAGGCGTTTTTCTGAACCTGTTTCCAGACATTTAAAACACCTTGGAATAACGCAACGTAGCATGTGCGGCCTTTGGCATGCTTGCCCGGGGCGTCTATGTCTTGCGCTTCGCCCCTATGCTTGCAATTGCCGCAGATTGAATAGTCATTGCCAAGCTTGTTATTCAGCATTGGGTCAAGGCCGTTATCGCACAAGATATATGTTTGCACCATGTTACCTGTTTTAGAATTGCTGCTTTTGGTTATAGCGACAACGACAATATTCTCTTCGGGGTCAATTTGTGACGGCCCGCGATATATGATTGAGTTTTGTGTTTTCATGATTTTTCCCCTTCATGAGTTAATAGAGAAAGCTTATCGGATTTTATGGGATATCGCAAGCCCTAAAATCTGCGGCCTGCGTCCCGCTGCGGCCTGCGCCCTGTCATATAAAAGAACGCCCGCAAGCGAAAGGATCGAGCACCTTGGCACTCGATCCTAGGTTGATTAGAAGTTAAACGAGAACGTGCCGTCATCCATAAACGCCACCAGCTTCGTTTCTGGTACCAGCTTGTCACCATTCAAGCGATACTCAGCGGTCGGTATTATGCTCGAGCATCCTCGTTTCTTTTTGCCGATGGTGATTAACTTGCCATCGCTCGATGAGTCAGGCCAGATCTTGTTGTGCTTGGCTAGTGTCTTGCCCGCCTCAGTCAAAGACTTTGCAGTCGACCAGATAACAAATCTGCCGGTGGCCGCTGCCTGAGTGTGGTAGTAAATTTTAGCCATAATTACCCCCTATTCATATCTTGAATTGAAAACAAACAGCCAAGGATTGACCAAGGCAGGCCAACGCTGGCGATCGATATCATACCGATGCCGGTGACGATGGCGAACATGTCATCGATAAACAGACAGTGATAGCCAGCCAGTCCAACGGTACTGGTGGCGATGATCATCATACCCCAAACGTATGTCATACGCTTGGCGACTGTTCTTCTATGTGCAACGAATGCGTGTCTCATAGTATAGTCCCCTTCTATTTGGTTTACCGTTTCGTCCTTTTGGCCTCATCAGCGGCAGCACACACTGCCGGACGGTAGGGGCTTTCGCCCCTATGTCTAGAGATCTTTGAACGCCACCGCGTTCTTGGCAACGATGCCGTGTTCATCGAGTACCTCGATCCAGACCTTGGCACCGCATGACAACGGCTTGTCGGGGCTGTATACGAGGCGGCAGCGGCCTTCGATCTCGATCTCGTTCGAGTATGTGTTGGTGCTGCCCTTCTTGATAGTGAACACCGGCTTGCGATCGCCAGTCTTGGCGTTCTCGCGAATGTGGTGCTGGTTAACGTGAATGCGAGTGATAGCTTTGCTCATAATGAATTCCCCTTATGATGCGTTAGAGATGATAGTTTTACCGGACTTGATCGTATAGGTTCCGGCCTCGAGCTTCATGCGGCGCACATTGCCCTTGCCCGCGTCGTGCATTTCCTTGGCGATCGAGTAGTCAATGAACGTGATCACGTTTGGTTGATCGTCGGTCAAGCGATCGTCGCGAACGATCTGGCCATAGGCTTGACGGATTGTTCCGTCAAGCTTGGTGAATGATACAGTGAACAGGCGACCGCCTAGCTGCTCGATGATTTGGTTTCTTAAAGTCATAACGAATTCCCCTTCGTTTGTGTTTCAATACCTAAGATCGTATCAGATAAATCCCATAACACAAGCCCTAAAACCGATATAATCACTGGATTTGCGCTTTTTTTTCTCGCGTTTTGGGGTTACTGGCATCGATCGGCAATCAGATTTGAGATTGATCGACCCCCCGCCCCCCTATATTTGGCGGTAGGGGGTTGACATGTGGCGTGGCGTAGCTGGGTTGATAAATTCATTGGAAGGTATTATCATTCGGAAATGAATCAGATATCCAATCTAGACCTGCTGCCAGAGGAAGTCCTAAAGGAAATCCTGTTACTGGAAGAGCACCAGAAGCGCCTGTCAACTCGTGACGAGGCCCAAGATAAATTTATGACGTATGCAAAACATGTATACGAGGGTTTTATAGAGGGGACCCATCACCGAATTATCGCAGAAAAGCTCGAGAAGATTGCTCGGGGGGAGTTAAAAAGACTGATTGTCAACATGCCGCCCCGACATTCTAAATCAGAATTTGCGTCCTATCTCATGCCATCTTGGTTTTTAGGTAGAAACCCAAAATTAAAAATTATTCAAGCTACAATGAACACGGAACTTGCTGTAAGATTCGGTAGAAAGGTCCGTGACCTAATTGCTGATCCCATTTACAAAGAGATCTTCCCTAATACGGATCTAAAACCGGACAGCCAAGCGGCAGGTCGTTGGGAGACTAGCGCTGGCGGGGAATATTTTGCAGCCGGGGTGGGTGCTGCAATGACTGGCCGTGGCGCTGACTTGTTAATTATTGACGATCCGCACTCGGAACAAGATGCTTTATCCTCGACAGCGTACGATAATGCGTACGAGTGGTACACTTCTGGTCCTCGACAGCGTTTGCAGCCGGGGGGAACCATCATTATTGTCCAGACCCGGTGGTCCAAGAAGGATATTACCGGGAGGTTACTGCAAGCACAGCAGAAAGACATTATGGCTGACCAGTGGGAGGTGGTAGAATTCCCTGCAATTATGCCTTCGGGGGAACCATTATGGCCCGAATTCTGGCTAAAAGAAGAATTACTAAAAGTAAAAGCCTCGCTGTCTATTGGTAAGTGGAATGCCCAGTGGCAACAGAATCCTACCTCAGAAGCAACCGCTATGGTCAAGCGGGATTGGTGGAAGGTGTGGGAGCACGATGATATTCCTGATTTGGACTACGTCATCCAGTCATATGATACTGCCTATAGTAAAAAGGAAACCGCTGACTACTCTGCAATTACAACTTGGGGAGTATTCCAGCCATTTGGTAATGGTGACCAGCACCTTATATTGATGGATGCCAAGAAGGGGCGGTGGAACTTTCCTGAACTAAAGGCCATTGCACAGGAAGAGTATGAATATTGGGAGCCCGAGTTGATGCTGATTGAGGCGAAGGCTTCGGGTCAACCACTAGCTGACGAGATGAGGTTACTGAACCTCCCTGTAGCTACATTTAGCCCGGGCCGAAAACGTGGGGGCGGGGGTATGGATAAAACAACCCGTATGCATATTGTGTCTCCTATATTCGAATCGGGAAAAGTGTGGTATCCTTCTGGGGAGAAATTTGCAGACGAAGTTATTGAAGAGGTGGCGTCATTCCCTAATGGCGAACATGATGACTTCTGTGATAGTATGACTATGGCCTTGATGCGTTTCCGTCAGGGCGGTTTTGTTAGTTTGAACGGGGAAGAATTCGAGGATGATCCTCCCCGTGTAGCGAGAGAATACTATTAATGGCAACACCACCCATTCCTACCGTATTACCAAAATCAAAGCCAACAGCCGGGGTCCAACGTGGAAAGGCCGCGGCTGATTTCTTTACGGACTTACAAGCTACGATGGCGAACCTTGGTCCGTTGGCTCCTGCCATTGATGACCCGGAATCATTCTTGGGGTTTGGCGACTCGCGGACCACGGTCCTTCCTTCGTTAGAGCGTCGAGAGACGCCAGAGGTAGCAGCAGAGCGCCGTCGTCAGTCTGGCGCTCTTGCCAAGGGAATGGGTCTTGGCTTAACCACCGACGTTTTGGGCTTAGTCGGTGACTTACCTGCATTGATACTGAGCGATGCACCAAAGTTTGCGGCTGCGTTGGTTATGGGCAAATCTATGGATGAGATGCCTCAAACCCTGATTGATGAGGCTTTAAATGCACTTCGCAACACGATTGGTTCGGATGCCTTGGCGGGTTACTTGGGTGTTTCTGAGGAAGAATTAAACGATCCTGCCGTGACGAGTGGCCGGTTGTTGTCTTCTCTTGTAGACCCTGCTGTTGTGTATGGTGTTATTCGTGGGACGATGGGGTTAGCCAAAGCACGAAAGGCGACGGACACAGCAGAAGAGGGCATTGCTAGTCTTCTTCCTGCTCGAGAAGAAGCTGGTATAGTTACTTCGGAAGCGAATGAGATATACGAAGAGCTACAAAGAATGCAGTCTCCGGACGCTATCCAGCAGCTTTTGACCGAAGGTGGTAACGAGGCGGCAACCTCTTTGCTACAGGCCTCAAGAGGCACAGACGAGGTTCTCGATGTAGTTTCAGAAAACACAATGACGACGCTTCGCAATCGTTTGCAAGAGGACTCTAACAATTACTTAGCTGATTTCTTGGGCATTGAGCGAAATCAGCTTACTCCAGACACGCCAATTCAAGTGTATAGGGTTGGTGATTTAATAGAGGGAGAGGTTCAGTCTTTTAGTTTGAGTCCGAACATTGGCGAAAGACCCTTGCCGGGTCAGCGCTTAAGAGAGGGTCGGGGTGAGGAGCCACAGGCCACGGTTGCTTACACTGTTCGAGCAGGAGATATTTTGTCCACACCAGAGGCTACCGCCGGTGGTATTGGTGAGTTGTTTGAACAGGAAGTGCTTATAAATAGTTCGAGTGTAGTTCCTTTTAGTCAGAGATTGGCTAGGGAAACGGCTACCCGGGCTGGGACTATAGACGACACTATTCCAGACGCTGCACCTACGACGCTTGAAGACGTTATTGGAAATGCAAACTTTGATCCGGATCCTGATATCATAGATATGCAGCGCATGACCTTTGGTGCGCGGACCGACGAGCAGCTAGTGCGGGATTTCGAACAGCGGTCCTCGGACCTTCGTCAGGCGCAGGCTGATCTAGCGGCTGCACAGGGCAATCCTGACGCTCCTCTTCTCGAGGCAGAAACTGCTCAGGCGCAGGCTGATCTTGCCGAGATGGATCTTAACCAGATTCGTAATGAGTTGGTTGGTCGTCGGGATGGGCACTTAGTTCAGATTACAGATGCCGAGGCTGAAGCGTTAATGCCGCAGATGCCACAGGACCTTGCTGACCAGATCGAGGCTGTTCGGACTGGTCCGATGGAACCAGAGATTATAGATGACGTGGTTTCGCTTGACGTAACCGACACGCAAGGCAACATAATTCCAGAAAAAGGTTTCCAAGCCCAGCCCGGTGGTATTGGTGCGCTTGACGAGTCGGCACCTGTTTACGGGAACTATGGTATACGAATAGGTGCGTCTGCTGACCAGTATTTAGGTAAGGTTGAGCATTACTCGCCGACTATGACAAACTATTACAACTTTGTGGGTGACAGAGCTTTTGCCCGGCAAGCTGACAACTCTGGTCAGATGTCAGCAAAGCAGTGGCTTGCTGCATTAAACAAGAATCCGACTTCTTCACAGAAGATTGGTCCGGTTGCAAAGGAACTGAAGGACTCCGAGTTTGAGCGCATTTTGCTTGAGAACCCGGAAAAGAAGTACACTAAAGAAGAAATACGCAGGCTGATGACCTCGCGCCTGCCGCAAACTCGTGAGCGTGTGTTCTTGGAGAGCACAATGGCGGAAGACACTCAAAACGGTACAAACCCTTTTTCAGGGGATACGATACCATATGTGAGTTATCAATATAGCGCTGATGACCTAGAGTCGGCCTTAGACAAGGGAATTATTCTTTACAGTAACACCGCTCCTACGATTGAAATACCCGGTTTTGGCCGCGTTAAGCCAAGGGCTGTGCATAATTATTACGGCCAGTATCCCGGATACTACGGTCACACACGGTTCATTATCGTCGAGGGTATAGACGGTAAGAAATATCTTCAAGTAAACGAGATACAGTCTAACTCGATTAGCAATATTTCTAGCGGTTTTAAGGTCGGCTGGACAACCAATGCACTTGGCGAAACGGTTCCAGAGTATGCAAAGACACTAGAGCAAAGGTTAAATGCGTGGCGCGGCGGTAACGAAGACGTTCGCGTTCCATATACACCGGAGGTTCATGCAAAGCTGCAAAAGCTAGAAGACCTGAAACCGGAGCTATTAAAAAAAGAAGAGCGTTTGCGGATTCAAGCGAATGAACTTGACACTAGAATAACCCAAGAAGAAGGGGACGTTAACTATAGAAATCTTCCTGAAGTTAGACTAAGCCCGGATTCTGAGCGCGGAACAGTAATTAGGTTTGGAAGACTTACAAGAAACATAGTCGAAGATCCTGCGGCAATAGCGGGATTGCTTTCGGATTTACAGGGTTATCAACCAATAATGGGTGGCGAGGCTGTAGACAGAATATCTAATCTTATTGTCAGCAAACTAGACGAAACAGGAGAAGCATACAGCGCAATACAGGCTGGCAATATAGCGGACTTTTATAAAAGCATATTTGATGACATGGAACGCTATAGAAGAGATGGAAACTATTATTTGTGGGATAATACGCTAAAACAAGAGCTAACCGGATCCGAGAACTTGTATGTCACACCAAGCGAGTACGACTCAATTCTTAATGAAATGACTGATGACCAGCTTTTCCGTATCCTTGTTGATGACAGGATCCGACATGCTTCTAATCAAGCGGTAGAAGAAGGTGTACAAAGTTTCATTTCTAGCAATCAAACTTTCACAGAGGCGTTTGAAAATCTTCCAGTGGAAGACTTAGAAACTATGGCAATCACCTCTTTGGATGACACACTTAACACCCCGGCAGTAAGGGAAAGAAAAAAAGAGATAGCAAAAACGGTGTTCGATAAGTTTAGTGACCAAGACCTAGAAACATTGCGGGATTCTTACTTGTCTTATGTTAATGATGAGTTAACAGGCATGACGGGTTACACCCCACAGGAAAGCCGTATTCAAGAAATTAGCGACGATATGGATGTTTTTAAGGACTTTGTACAAAATAATGTACAATACTTACTTTCCCTTGATCAGAGAGGCTTGCTTGCAAAAGGTAGACTGAAAAAGCTTCGCAAAGATTTGTCGGACGTAAATGATGAACTAACAAACATCGAGGGTGATGGAACCCTTGGTGGTCTAAAAGAGGACTATCAAAACGCAGTATTTGCACAGCCAGACGGAGATGACTTACAAACACTTGCTGAAATAGCCAAGAAAACAAAAGTCACGGATGGTAAAAAAGGTTTTCAAGCACCAGAGCCGTACAATAGTGACGCGGACTTTTACCAGTTTGCTACACGATCTGCTATTAAACAGGCGGAAAAGCTTGGTCTTGACGGTGTAATATTCCCTGACGCTATGTACTTGGCAACACAACCGCAACGTAGTCCGAATGACGCTTTCTTGCGGAACTACGGACGTGTGCTAGACAAAGAACTAGCTGAGTTAAGCAAAGCAGACTCAAATGCTGGCGTCGTTATTCGGCGGACGGACACCCCGGTAACTAACAATGAAGATCCGGGCATGCGTATTTCGGGCAGAACCAACAACAATTTTGTGGTAGAAGGTATTGATCCAAGTGACGAAGCTGTGCAAGCAGCTTTACAGCCGCTTAGAGATGAGGCTCGTGCTCGTCGTCGGGCCATTGATACAGCAGAAGCAGCGGGAGAGGACACATTTATGTTGATGTCCGAGTACCGTGAAGCAAAAAGAGTGCTTGACGCGGAAGTAAGGCGTCTTTCCCGTGAATACGCTACCCCACTCCGTGTTGTGGAGTTTGACAACCCAGCTAACAGAGATTTAGCACAACGTCCCATTAGACGTGCAGCCGGTGGTATGGTAAGATCGGGGATCGGCGCTATGGCAAGAGAGGTCATGTAATGTCGGATAAGGATAAAGTAGTTATTGACGGGCGCACGGGTAGACAGATAATAAGCTTATACCACAAAGACGTTAAACAACTGACCGACAACCAGTGGGAGTGGGCTAAAGAGAACGCTTCCGTAAAGAAACGCGACGGCGGTATGGTAAAAGGTTTCAGCCCCATTGCTCGTCCACAAAGATTTAAGGGTGTATTTTAATGGACAAGAAAAAATACCAAGCAGGTTTAAAAGAAGGCAAGGACTACGCCGTGTTAAAACCAAAAGCTCGTAGCATGAGTGAACTGTTAAGCAGCGAGTTTGCAAGCCCTGCTGGCGTACTTGGCTCTTACATTGGTGACCGCACAGGTGCGCGGGACAAGCGCATTCCTTTGCCAAAAAGCAGCCCCAAGCGCGTTGCAAAGGAAATTCGTGGTAAAGTAAAAAAAGCTGTTACAGAGTCTCGCAGAAAAAAAGCCGCGAGAAAAAATCAAGAAAGCATGGATTATGGTGACGTATCCGCTAAAAGCGGCAAGTATATGAAAAAATGCGGCGGCGCTGTTATGAAAGCCCGTGGCGGCATGTTTAAGGGAACATTTTAATGGCACTACCTCCACAGATGGTTGATTCTGCTATGGGCCCCGGCGGTCCCGGCATGTCTATGGAAGAACAAATGACCGAGGTCCAAGTTCCGATGTCAGACATGGAGCAGCTTCCGCCCAACATTGAACTTGCTGGCATGGAAGAAGAGGCGATGGAGATCGAGACTGAAGAGTACGATCACAACGCTAACCTAGCCGAGGTTCTTAGTGATTCGGTTCTTGGATCGCTATCCTCGGACCTTAGTTCTAAGATTGACGAAGACAAGTCATCTCGGGAGGACTGGGAAGAGGCAATTGCGAAGGGGTTAACCCTACTGGGAATCAACTATGAGGAGCGTCAGCAGCCGTTTCTTGGTGCTTCTGGTGTAACGCATCCGTTGTTGAGTGAAGCTGTCACGCAGTTTCAGGCGCAGGCATATAAGGAA